ATGACCTGCTCCCAATGTTTCCCCACGTAACGCGCAAGCAGTTGATTGCGGCCATCAAGAACGCAAAACAAGTCGGCTATCTGCGAATCGTGAGTCTCGGGACCATGAAGGGAGGGCCGAGGCATGGGAACCACCCGAGCACCTACGCGCCTGGAAACAAGAAGCCGGGCAAGTACCCCAACCAGCCTCCAGTGGAGAGAAGGGTAATCAGTAGCGTCTTTGCGCTGGCTGGCGAATCCATCTTCATCCCGGCTGGTGAGGGTGTGAGGTACAGCCCTTTGGGTGAGTGGAACACGGCCGAAGACGAAGAGTTCGCGGCAGCTTGAGGCAACGGGCCAAGCCGGGCGCCGTTGGAACTCACAACAACGAAGAGGAGCGGGAAAGAAACATGAAGCGCGATTCCTTTGTGGACTTCTTTCAAGTCCCGACCCACCAGCAGGGCATGCATAAGCGGCTGGAGAACTGGGCTCGCGCGCAGTTCAGTGGGGGCGGTTCGTCGGCATCACCTATGTTCCGCCTCTACCGAACGCCTGACCATTGGCAGCGCCAGCCAGGAATCCCGGTTGACCACCACGACGCCGCCAAGATCGCCAAGGGGGTCGCAGACTTACCAGAGAAGCATCGCCACGCCTTGCAATGGAACTACGTGTATGGAGGAAGTCCGATGAAGGCGCGCAAGGAGATTGGCTGCACGATGGAAGGGCTCATGTCGTACATAAACGACGGCCGACAGATTTTGATGAACAGGAAGGTGTGAACGGGCTTGACAGGGCTTGCGCCAAATGGCAGAGCTGGCATACAATCACGCAACGACTGCGCAAAAGCATTGAGTCGCCCGTCCAATTTGGAGGCGGTGGTGCCGGTAGCTCAGTCGAGCCCTCCAGAGGGCAAGCGCATACGCTTCTTGGGCCGCGAGCACTGAACCCGCACCGGACCAGACGATTGCGAGTGATTCGCAATGACCGAGAGCGTAGCCGTTTGCTCTGAATGTGCCGTGCTGACAGATCGGAAAGACGGTCAGAGGGGCTTGCAACCCCGCATTGAGTGAAAGCCTCATCACCACTCAAAGGCTCGCTACGGCGGGCCTTTTCTTTTATGCGTTCCCGACCGGACAACATCAGTCATTCCCGGTGAGCCGGTGACTGGGGCGCACCTATTCGCAGCCCTCCTGCTTTGCCCGCCCTGACACGGTGGGCTTTTTATTTCCGGAGCACTGATGACAGTATCGACCGATCCACGCAAGACGGGGGTAGCGGCCAGCATGACCCTGCTTGCTGCGTCTGCTGTCGCTGTGAGCGTGACGGGCACGACGAGCGAGACGGTGCTGGCTACCGTCACCATCCCTGCGGGGGCGATGGGGCTCAATGGGGGGGTTCGCATCGTCACGCGCTGGTCAATGGCGGCCAGCGCCAATAACAAGACGAGCCGGCACCGCCTTGGGGGCATTGCTGGTTCTGTGATTGCATCCGTTCCCTCGACCACCTCTACCGCGCTTCTGGAGTCCTCATCCAGGAACCGGGGCTCGCCATCGAGTCAATACCACATGGCTCACGGGAATCGCGGCACGGACTTGGTTATGGCCGTCCTGAGCGCCACTACCAGCGCCATTGACATGACCCAAGCGCAGGACTTGGTCATTACGGGACAACTTGCCCTAGGCACCGAGACGCTGACTCTGGACAACTACGAAGTCTGGCTCCTCCCATGAAGCTAATCCCCATCAAGACTGACGCCTCCGGCGCGCTGTCTCCGTCCCAGCCCATCCCCTCCAATGCAATCCGCGTGGTCTGCGATGGGGTGAACTACATCGTCTATCAGCCTGGCGACACGATCCCGGCTCAGTGGCAGTAAGGAAGAAGCATGGCAAACATCGCCGTTCTGAAGCGACCGCTCCTGACTGCGGTTACGACCGCCACCGCTGGTAACGCCGTTGGCGGGACGATTGACCGCAAGACGTATGGTGCATCGGGGACGACCTCCAGCGGTACGGGAGCGGCAACTGTCGTCATCGAGGGCAGCATGAACAGCGGTGCAAGTTGGGACACCATCGGGACCATCTCCCTCACGCTGGGAACGACTGTCACTTCGGACAGTTTCACCAGCGCTGACTGCTTTGAGCAGGTAAGGGCTCGGGTGAGTGCAATTTCCGGCACTGGCGCGAGCGTAGACGCTGCAGTCGGTTACTGATTCAACCAAGGGGCGACCAAGCCGAAAGGCAGTCGCGTAGTTATGCCCGCTGAGAGCAGCAAAAAACAGCCTAGGGGTGCTCCGTTCAAGAAAGGGCAGAGCGGCAACCCTGGCGGCCGACCGAAGCTCCCCGAGGATGTGAAGCACGTTCGGGAGTTGGCAAGGCAGTACACCGAGACGGCTGTATCAGCTCTGGTGGAGGTGATGGAGGGCGGGAGTGGCCCGGCGAGGGTGGCGGCTGCCAATGCGATCCTTGACCGAGGCTGGGGCAAGGCCCCCCAGCCCATTACGGGCGAGGATGGCGGCCCGGTGGAGCTGGTTGGGCGCATCGAGCTTGTTGCCATGACGGCGAATGCAAACGGCGCGCATTGAGCTACCTGAAAAGCTGATCCCGGTCTTTCAGGGCGAGGCAGACGTAAGGGGGGCCTACGGCGGCCGGGGGAGCGCCAAGACCCGCAGCTTCGCCAAGATGATTGCCGTCCGTGGCTACATCTACGGCAAGGCAGGGATCACCGGACAACTTGTTTGCGGCCGGCAGTTCATGAACTCGCTGGACGACTCCTCCCTTGAGGAGTGCAAGCGGGCTATTGAGGACGAACCGTTCCTGGCTGCCTATTACGAGATAGGCGACAAGTACATCAAGAGCCGGGACGGGCGGATCTGGTTCACGTTCGTCGGTCTTGATCGGAACATCGCATCGATCAAGTCCAAGGGCCGCATCCTGATCCTGTGGGTGGACGAGGCTGAGCCGGTGACGGACGCGGCCTGGACCATCGTTATTCCGACGCTGCGGGAAGAGGGCGACGGCTGGAACGCCGAACTGTGGGTGACGTGGAACCCGAAGCGCAAGACCTCAGCGTGTGAGAAGCGGTTCAGGCAGTCGAAAGACCCGCGCTACAAGGTGGTGCAGCTGAATTGGCGGGACAACCCCAAGTTCCCGGCGATGCTGGAGCGCCAGAGGCTAAGAGACCTTGAGGAGCGGCCGGACCAGTACAACCACATTTGGGAAGGCGACTACGTGACCGTTGTAGAGGGAGCGTACTTCGCCTCGCATCTCACCAAGGCGAAGCTTGAGGGGCGCATTGGCCGCGTGGCGGCTGACCCGCTCATGACGCTGCGAGCCTTTGTGGACATCGGCGGCACGGGAGCGAAGGCCGACAACTTCGTCATCTGGGTTACCCAATTCGTCGGGCGCGAGGTTCGCGTCCTAGATCACTACGAGGTGCAGGGTCAGCCAATCGGGGCACATCTGGAGTGGTTGAGGGGCAAAGGCTACGGGCCGGGCAAGGTCACGATTTGGCTGCCGCACGACGGGGACACGCAAGACAAGGTGCACGACGCCTCGTATCGCAGCGCCTTTGAGGCCTCTGGATACGCGGCAGAGGTTGTTCCGAACCAAGGCAAGGGAGCCGCAGCAATGCGGATTGAAGCGGTGCGCAGGCTGTTCCCGGCCATCTGGTTCAACGAAGCCACGACACAAGCAGGCATTGATGCCTTGGGCTGGTACCACGAAAAGAAGGACGAGGAACGAGGAATCGGCCTTGGTCCTGAGCACGATTGGTCAAGCCACAGCGCGGACGCCTTCGGCCTGATGGCTGTGGTCTACGAGATGCCGCAGCCGAACGCGCCGAAGGCGCTTACCTATCCAAAGAGGATGACAGCTTGACCGCTGACGAAATCATGCACGTCCTGCGCTTGACCGCAATGGGGCGAGTCAATCACCCGGATCAGGCGCGGTTGTGCGAGGCGCTGGAGAAGGTGTTGCGCGAGCCTGCGAAAGATCCGATGGCGGGGCGTTCCTTGGCCGACATCGCGTTTGAAATTGGCGGTAGCGCATCTCTCCCTGCTGGTGTTTTCACAGAGAGCCCCATCAAGCAGCGCACCCGAAAGCAGAAAGCCGACTAAATGGCCCGCAAGAGTGACGACGACCTGCTGCGCTTCCTGGAGAACGAGCAGGCCGAGACCTTCCAATACGGCGAGAGCGTCAGCGCCTCAGCCCGCAATCAGGCGATGCGGGACTACCTGCGCTTTCCTTATGGAACGGAGCAGGAAGGCCGGTCCAATGTCGTCACCTCGGACGTTTTCGACACCGTAGAAGGCATCCTTCCCGACCTCGTTGAGGTGTTCGTCTCCTCGGATAAGGCTGTTGTCTTTGACCCGGTGGAGAAGAACGACGAGGAGGGCGCGAAACAGGCGACCAACGCCTGCAACCACGTCTTCTACAAGCAGAACAACGGCTTCCTCGTCCTCTACACCGCAGCCAAGGACGCCTTGATGCTGCGCACAGGTGGGGTCAAGTGGTATTGGGAGGTCAAGAGAACGCCTGACTTCGAGACGTTCTGCGGCGACGAGATGCAGATTGCGCTGCATCTGACCATGAACCCCAGCGCAGAGGTGATCGGTAAGGAAGAAGTCGATTACGAGCCGACCGACGAGGAAAACGCTCAGCGTGCACAGGCGATGCTGATGGGTGTGGAACTTCCTCCGCCTCCGACTCGGTACAAGGTTCGTCTAAAGACCATACGCAAGCGTGGTCAGGTTCGCGTAGTTCCGGTGCCCGCGTGGGAACTGGAGGTTTCGGCGCGCCACAATTCAATTCTTCTGGATGAGTGCCCGTATGTAGCCCACAAGACGCAGAAGACCCTCTCTGAAATCACGGAGATGGGCTTTGATGTCACTGTAGACGAGGTGAAGGCAGCCAAGGATGAACGGGTCACGCAGGATCAGGAGTTCTACGACAACGTTCGTTCTCAAGACACGCTGAACCAGAGCCAAGAGCTTGACGATGCGATGGTGCGAGGCTGGCTGCGGGAGGAATACGTCCTCTATGACCGCGACGGCGACGGGATCGCGGAGCGCCTGAAGGTCATCCGGTTGGGCAAGAAGATCCTCGACTGCGAGGAGTTCTCTCACGTCCCCATCGCTGCGTGGACGCCGTACATCCTCACGCACAAATTCGAGGGCATCTCCGCTGCGGATCTGGTGAGCGACATCCAGCGGATGACGACCGACATCCTGCGCAACCAGATCGACAACCTGGCGCTAGCGAACAATCAGGAAACGGTGGTCCTGACTGACGCCAACGGCAACCCGAAGGCCAACATCGATGATGTTCTGAACCGGCGTATCGGCGGCATCATGCGCGAGCAGGTTCAAGGCGCGATTCGCCCCTACTCTGAGCGGTGGGTGGGGATTGATGCGATGCCGATGGTGGAGATGGTCGCTCAGATCAAGGAAAAGCGCACCGGCTACTCGCCTGTCGTCGCTGGTCTTGATGCGGACGCCCTGGACAAAACAGCTTTCGAGGTTGCCAAGCAGTCCAACGAGCGCCAGAAGCGCATGAAGCTCATGGCTCGGATCATGGCCGAGGCGATGGTCAAGCCGATGTTCCGGGGCATCTTCAAGACGCTCACTGATTACTGCATGGAGCGTCTGGCGTTCCGGCTCAATGGCGAGTATGTCAACTACGACCCGCAGGAATGGCGGGACGGGTATGACATGACCATCAACGTCGGGATTGGCTCGGGCGACACGCTGGCTCAGAGGCAGATCCTGATGCAAGTGGCGCAGGCGCAGGCTGCGGTGGCGCAGTCTCCCTACGCGCCTCTCCTGCTGGACCCGGATAAGGTTTACAACGTCCAGGCTAGGCTGGTGGAGGCTGGAGGCTTCAAGAACCCCGAGGAGTTCTGGAGGAATCCCAAGGGTCAGCCACTTCCGCCGCCGGGTCCGAATCCCGAGGTGATGAAGGAGCAGGCCAAGGGGCAGATTCAGCTGCAACTGGCGCAGCAAAGCGCGCAGCAGGACATCGCCAAGAAACAGGCCGACCTTCAGGTGCAGGCGCAGAACGACGCCCGGGACGCTGAGCGCGAGGAGCGCCGGATGCAGATGGAGCACGCGCTGAAGCTGGAGCAGATCGCAGCCGACGAGCGCAGGCATGAGCGGGACATGCAGTTCCAGATGTGGAAGGTGCAGTTCGACAACGCGACCAAGATCGAGGCGGCGAACATCCAGGCTCAGACCAAGCTCGCTGACATCGCCACGCAGCAGGCGACGGCTGAAGCGGCGCAGGACATGAAGGATGTTGACGAGTGAACGACCGCGACCTCCAGGCCGACATTGACCGGGCAGAGCACGCTCACCGACTCCTTAACGACCAGCTCTTGGCCGACGCCCTGCAAGTGATCCGCAATGACGTTGTGCGGGCGTGGGTTGAGTGTCCTCAGCGTGACCACGAAGGCAAGGAAGCGCTCTGGCAACTCGCCAAGACTGCTGACAAGTTCGAGAGCCTTCTGAGGGGCTACATCGAGACGGGCAAGCTCGCCACGGCCAACCTCAAGGCGTTTGAGGAGCGCAAGGGGCTGCTCCAGCGCATCAAGTTAGTAGGCTGATAGCTCCCAGCCGCTAAGAGCCGCCTTCGGGCGGTTTTTTCATTGGAGCAGGCATCGTCGAGAGACGCCCCATAGGACCATGAGCGACCAAGCTGAAAACGCAGTCGATCCCCAAGACGCACTCCTAGCCGCACTAGGCGGCCCCGAAGAACAGCCCGAGGAGCGGCCAGAAGGCGAGCCCGAGGAGCAACCCGAGGAGGACGCTCCTCCAGAGGAAGATCGCGAGGAAGAAAAGCCTGCGGTAGATCAGAAATTCCGCGTCAAGGTCAAGAACGACGCGGGAGAGGACGAGGAGCGCGACCTCTCCCTGGAGGAACTCGCGGCGGGCTACATGCAGTCCGCCGACTACACGCGCAAAGCACAGGCTCTCGCTGCCGAACGCAAGCAGCAGCAAGAGGAAGTTTTCCAGACCGTCCAGAAGACGACGCAGCAAGCGCAGCAGCAACTGTCCGCACTGCAAAACCTCGTCCTCTCGGTCGCCGCGCCGGAGCTTCAAAACACCAACTGGCTTCAGTTGGCGGCGGAAGACCCCGCGCGTTACGTCCAACTGCAAGCCAAACAGCAGCAGTTGTCCCAAGTGCTTGGAGTCATCCAAGCCGAGAACCAGAAACTAGAGCAGCAACGGCAACAGGCCGACAAAGAACAGCGCGAGCAAGCTATCAAGCACTCGCTGGAGTACCTGAGTAGGGAAATCCCAGGATTCAACCTCGAAAAGGAACGCCAAGGGCTGTTCGAGACGGGCCGCAAGTACGGCTTCGATGACAAGGAGCTTTCCGAAGTCATTGACGGCCGGATGTTGCACGTCCTGCGCGACGCCATGCAGTGGCGTCAACTGCAAACGCAGAAGCCCAAGGCGATGCAGAAAGTGGCCGAGGCCCCGAAGGTCATCAAGCCCGCTGCACCGCAGCCCAAGAAACCCAATCAGTCCGCTCTGGATCGCCTGAAGAAGACCGGGCGCGCCGACGAACTGGTGAACTTCCTCTAAGGAGAGGATGAGATGACTCAACCTACCAACACGTTTGATAGCTACACCGCTATCGGCAACCGCGAAGACCTGCAAGACAAGATCTACATGGTGTCTCCCGAAAAGACGCCTGTTCTGTCCGCTGGTCGCCGCTTCAAGGCCAATTCCAAGTTCCATGAGTGGCAGCGCGACACGCTGGCGACTCCGAACAAGGACAACGCCAACATCGAAGGTGACGATCGAACCGGCTCGGCCCTGGTGCCGACCCAGCGCGTGGGCAACTACATGCAACTTTTCGACAAAGTTGCTGTGGTGACCTCCTCGCAGCAGAAGATCGTCTCTGCCGGCCGGTCGAATGAGATGAAGTACCAGATTGCCACCAAGGCGATCCCGGAACTGAAGCGTGACATCGAGGCCATGATGACCTCGAATAACGCCGCTGTTGCCGGCACCAACGCCGCCGCCCGCAAGTCCGGTGGCCTGGGCGTGTTCATCTACACGAACGTCTCCCATAACGGTGCGGGCGCGACTGCTGCTCACACCTCCGGCGCTCCGACCACCGCTGTGACTGCTGGCACGAACCGCGCGTTCGGTGAGCCGATCCTGAAGACGGTCCTCCAGTCCATCGCAACCAACTCCGGCGATCAGCCGCACTTCGTTTCGGTGACCCCGAGCCACAAGGGCGGTTTCTCGGCCTTTGCCGGCATCGCGGTGAACCGCTACCAAGTGCCGAAGGGTCAGCAGGGCGTTATCGTCGGTGGTGCGGACATCTATCAGGGTGATTTCGGTCAACTGACGATCGTCCCGAACTACGTGCAAGCTACGTCGAACAACACCACGGCGCTGATCCTGAACACGGACCAGTACGGCGTGGCGTACCTGCAAGAGATGCAGACGACTCCGCTCGCCAAGACCGGCCACACGGACAAGGAGATGGTGTTCGCCGAGTGCGCCACCGTGGTCACGTCCGAGAAGGCCCAAGGCAAGGTCGCCGACCTGACCCCGTAATAGGGCCTACATCGGCTACAGGGCTCCTTCGGGAGCCCTTTTTCTTGTGTTTCGCATCGTCGTAATGACGCCCGAGGCACAAGAAAGAGGGCAGACATGAGCGACACGCTGAAGATTCTCGACCTGAACCCCGAGCAAGGGATTCGCACCGAAGTTCACGAAGAAGACGGCAAAGTTGTCTTCAAGAAAACCTGGGATGCGGAACCGTTCCTTGATGCTGCGAGCGAGGCACGCGCACAGACCCGTGGGGAGAGGTGGGGAGAGTACGGTCGGCACGTCGGCTACATCCCTGCTGCGATTCTCGGCACGTTCTTCCGCCAGGACGGTGGATTCGACCACAAGAGATGTACTGAGTGGCTGAAGCGGAACCCGCATTTCGTGACGTTCGAGAAATTCCTGAAGAAGTGATATGAGCCTGATCGTCGGGTATGACATCTCACTGCCGGCTCCGCAGAACTACGCGAGCATTCAAGCATCTGTGCGCAACTGGCTCAATCGCTCGGACCTGACTGCGCTTGTCCCCGACTTCATTACGCTGGCCGAGGAGAGGCTTAACCGGATGCTGCGGGTGCGGCAAATGGAGGTTCCTCTTGCCCCCACGGGCACTGTAGACGGGGCTATTTCTGTTCCGGTCGGGACGGTGGGTATCAAATCCCTGTGGGTTGACGGCCTCCAGACCTGTCCGCTGAGCGCCCAGAGCTTCGATTTCGTCAAGTCCCGTCCTTCGAGTGGCACCCCTTCTGTGTATGCATGGCAGGGCGAGGATTTGGTCTTCGACGGTGAAGGCACGATTGCAGGAGTGCTGTATCAGCGCATCCCGTCTTTGTCCGATTCCAACCTGTCGAACTGGCTGCTTACCGACGCTCCTTCTGCATACCTGTTCGGAGCGCTGCGCGAGGCGTTCGACTACACGCGCAACGACACCGAGCGTGATCGCTGGGGCGCTCGTCTGGACCAAGTGATCGCAGAGCTAAGCGGCACGGATTGCCGGAACCGCTTCGGAGGCCCGCTTCAGGCGAGGGTCCGATGATCGACCTTCTAGGTTTCGCGCCTGATGCCAACGAGGTAACGCCCGGGCTTATCACGGACTGCGAGAACTTCATCCCCTATAACAACGGCATGGAGGGCGGCCCTTCTGGCTCGACTCCGGCCGATGTCCCTGCGCTGGCGTCGGAATGCCTTGGTGCTGCGGTGGTGGAGAACCTGGCTGGAGCACGCCGCGTCATCGCCGGGGCCGCGACGAAGTTGTACGAGCTGAATGGGGGAGTGTGGCTGGACGTGTCTGGTTCGGCGTATCACGCAGGGTCGGATACGCGCTGGATGATCGCCCAATTCGGCGATGCCACTCTGGCTGCGAACAAGGGCGACAAGATCCAGCGCTCCACCTCTGGGGCTTTTGCCACGATTGCGAGCGCTCCTAAGGCCGAAATCATCTTCTCCGTTGGCTTTCAGGTGATGGCGCTGAACGTCAACGACGGTGCTGACAAGCCCGATGCGTGGTACTGCTCAGCGCTGAACGATGACACCGATTGGACGACTAGCCTGACGACCCAATGCGCGATCGGTCGCCTGGTTGGAACGGCCGGAGCGATCACTGCTGGGGCGAGGCTGGGCGAATACGCCGTAGCCTACAAACAGAAGTCCATCTACCTCGGTCGGTATGTCGGCTCTCCCGATGTGTGGGACTGGACGCAGGTTCCAGGTGGTGATGCTGGGTGTGTCGGCAAGGATGCGATCTGCGATGTCGGCGGGGCGCATTTCTTCGTTGGGAACGACAACTTCTGGTTCTTTGACGGCACCGCTCCGAGGCCAGTGGAGAACGCCCCTAGGCAGTGGTTCTCGGACTTTTCCTCGCCGCAGTTCCGCTACCGGACCAAGTGTGTTTTTGACCGGCAGAAGAACCGTGTGTGGATTTTCTACCCCTCTGTCGGCTCGGATGTGTGCGACTCGGCTCTGGTGCATCACCTCGGGTCCAAGAAGTGGGGGCGGTCTAATCGGACCATCGAGGCGGCGCTGAACTACGTTTCCCCCGGCGTCACCTATGACACTTGGAGCAGCATGGGAAGCACCTTCGACACGCTGCCGAACATCGCCTATGACGCTCAGTTCTGGGTTTCAGGCGGGCAGGCGCTGTCTGCGTTCAATTCGTCGCATCAGCTCCAGTTCCTGAATGGTCCGAGCGCCTCGTCCTCGTTCACGACAGGGGATATTGGCGACGACGAGCAGTTCTCGCAGTGCTCCAGTGTCCGACTTCGGTATGCACAGGGCTACGCGCCGACGACCGCGAGCGTGCAGATGCTCTACAAGATGAATTCTTGGGACTCCCCGAGTCTTGGTCCTGTGGGCACGGTGCTAGACGGCAAGTTCGACGTACTGCAAAACGCGCGCTGGCATCGCGCCATCGTGAGCTTCACCGGCCCGGTGCGGGTGACGGGAGCTAACGCGAACATCAAGCCTTCGGGGGCGCGGTGAGAGTCAGCACGCAGCCTACGGGGGTGACGGACCCGGCGTTGAAGCGCGAGCTTGTTCAGCACGCGACGCTTCTGAACCTGCTCACGGATGGCCGGCTGGCTGGGACGAACAACGCCGTCCCTGCAAAGCCGACCTCTGGCACTTATGCGTTGGGCGACTTCATCAAGAACAGCCAACCTACAGAGCTGGGTACGGCTGGAAGCAAGTACGTAATCGCGGGCTGGTTATGCCTCTCCGGAGGAAGCCCGGGAACGCTGGTGGACTGCCGCTATTTGACGGGCAACTGATGCTGACGCCGATTCCTGCCAGTCACGTTGACGCAGCGTGGGCCAGTGGAGCGAGTGCGCTCGCGCGTGCCTGTGATGCCTCTGGCGGCGAGATTGAAGGCCCGCAACTGAAGATGCTGCTGTCTCGGGGTGAGCGCACCCTGATTCGCATGGACACGGACGATAAGACGGTCGGCTGGGGCGTGGTCAGGGTCGATCAACTGCCGAATATGCGCGTCCTGTTCGTGACGGACCTAGTTGCCCCTAATGGGCAGTTCCAGACGTTCCTAGGCGAGTTGAAGGACATGGCGAAGCAGCTTGGCTGCTCTCGGGTGCGGTGCGCGGCAAAGCCTGCACAGGCCCGGCTTTATCAGATGAAGGCTGGATTCCAGCCCGTTTACACGATTCTTGAGGTGGAGGCTTAGATGGCTGGTGGCGGTGGCGGTGGCGGAACGTCCAAGACGGTCCAAGAAATCCCGGCAGAACTCAAGCCCCTTGCGACGGCTTACACGCAGAAGGCTACGGCTCTCGCGGACACGCCTTACACGCCCTACACGGGGCAGCGCTTCGCGGACCTCAATGGCACGCAGCTTTCCGGCTTGGACATGATCCGTAACAGGGCGCTCAACGGCTCCCCGACGATGGACAACGCGGAAAGCTCGCTCAATGGCGTCATCGCTGGCGGGTCGAACCCGTACTTGGATGCGATGGTCAACCGGGCGCAGCAGAACGTGCTCAGTAACGCCAACATCGCTGCGGCTCGCTCGGGTTCGTTCGGTAACTCCGGCATCGCGGAGCAGGCTGCGAGGAATATGGGCGACGTTGCAACGCAGATGTACGGTCAGGCGTATGACGGCGATCAGGCGCGCCGCATGCAGGCAATCGGCATGGCGCCGACCTTCGGAAATGCTGCATATCAGGACGCCTCGCAACTGCTGAACGCGGGTCAGGTGGAGCAGGATCAGGCGCAGCAGGGGCTTGACTTCGGCTACCAGCAATTCCAAGAGGCTCAGAACCTGCCATACAAGAACCTCGCCGCGATGAGCGGCGTTTTCGGCTCCGGCCTCGGAGGAACGTCCACGACGACGCAAACTGGAGGTGGAAAGTAATGCTCCCGCTGCTCATTCCGTTGGCTATGGCCGCAATCGGCGCGATGGCCGACAAACACCATCCTCTTCGTGGGGCAGCGATTGGCGGGAGCCTTGGCTTCGGCGGTGCTGGCCTACTTGGCGCTGCCGGTGCGGCTGGCGCTGGTTCTGCGGCGGCCGGCTCGTCAGCCGGGTTGCTAGGTGGTGGCGCTGCCGGTGGTGGCACGATGGCTGGATTGGCCGGCCTGTCATCTAGCGTCATCCCCGAGGGTGTCGCTTTTGCTCCTGCGACGGCGGCCGAAATGGGCTCGATGGGTGTTTCTGCCGGGTCGTCAGGTCTGCTCGGAACGGCGATGCAGTACGCAAAGCCAATCGGTCAGGCTGCAAACGCCGCCAGCTCTTTGACTGGCCTATTGGGGTCGCACAGGCAGCCGATTCAACCTAGCCCCATGCCGATGGGCGCTACGGCTGGCTCGCAGACGCTTGGACAGCTCGCCACGCAGTACGACCAAAGCGCGCAACAACAGTTGATGGCGGCGGATCAGGCCCGCCGTCAGCGCCGCATGGGTCTTCTTGGGGGTGGATATGCCGGGCTTGCTTGACTTCTTTGGGACTGGCTCGACGCCGCCAAACCCTGATGCGACCGTGCCTCAGTTGCTCGCAACGCCGATGGGGCAGGGATTGCTCGGCGCGGTAGCTTCCTATGCCGCCAATGCCCGCAGGGGCGCTCCGGTGAACAGCATCGGTGCCGGCCTGCTGGGTGGATTGTCGGCCTTCTCCAATGCCGGCCAGGAAGACCTGAGGCGTCGCTACATGACCGCGCAGATGGACGACATGGCGCAGCAGCAGGAACTGCGGAGGGCGCAAGTCGAGATGCTTCGACGCAAGCAGGCGACGATTGATTCTGTGCTCCCCCCCAGTGGCTCTTACCCGTCCCAACCCACCGTGCCGGGCCAACTCGGCTCCGGTTCGTTCGGAGTGGTCGCGCCTACGGGCGGTGCGCCCGCCATCCCCGCTCCTGCGCCGAGGGGAGTGGCCGGTCTGACGCCTGATGCACTGGCTCGCCTGAAACTCGGCGCTGATGTGGACCTGACCGACATCTACAAGCTCACCCAGCCGGACATGCAAGTGTCCAATGGGTACGCCTACGACAAGAGGACGCTCAAGCCCGGCTTCATCCCTCAGGCTAACGTGTCGCAGAACGGTCAGGCAACCGTTATGACGGTCGGCCAGGACGGCATGCCGCGCGTATCAATGCCCCCCGGCGCTCTTGAGTCGTACTCCGCGTTCCGTAACGCTGACGAGGCCGCCAAGGCTGGCTCCGATCTGGTCAGGGTTGTCGGTGCTGACGGCGCAGAGCGCTATGTGACTCGCAAGCAGGCTATCCAGGCGACGAATCCGCGTCCTGCCACGCCTGCGCGCCCAGTTGCCTCAACGCCTGGTGATGCTGACCGCTATGCAATCCTGACGCAGGAACTGGAGCGGGCGCAGCAGGCTGGGAATACTGGTGATGTCGCTGCGATTCAACGAGAAATCAGCCGCCTTCCGGCTTCTGCGCGCACAACTGTGAATCCCTCTGGGTTGGCTGTTCCTTTCCAGGCATCCCCCACGACTGCGCAAGCGGCAGCTGCGGCAGCGGCCAAGGAAAGCGCCGTCGCCAACGCGAAGCTGCCGGCCCAAGCTGGCGATGACGTGAATAAGACGTGGCTGAAATCCAGCTATGAACCGACTTTGGCCTCTGGCAATTCGGCGCGTGATCTTCTGGACACTGTACGGGTGACTCGCCAGGCAATGGAGAACATGGGCGCAACCGGCTGGGGAACGCAATCGAAGGCGGTTGCCGCTGCCATTCTCAGTGGCATGGGCATAGCGCCGAAAAATGCTCAGATCTATGCATCCAACGCGCAGGTTTTCCAAAAGACCGCGATGGATCGTTTGTGGACCACTCTGAACGACGCTAAGGGCCCTCAGACTGAGGGGGATGCTGACCGAGCTAGGCAGACCTACGGTAGCCTGAGTAACACGCCCCAGGCCAATGCATTCATTCTCGACCTCACAGAAGCGAAGGCGCAGCGCGACGCCATGAAGGCGGCGTTCTTCCAGCAGGCACTCCCCATCGCGAGGGAGCGCGGAGACCTGCAAGAGGTTGAGCGCGAATGGCAGAAACGCGCGCCTTCGATTTTCAGCCTTCCATCTATGAGGCGTTGGAGCGGGGGAATCAAGTGAGCGCCTATGACGACGCCTTCGCTGCGGCTACCAAGGTCGGAGGCGGTAACTTCTCTGCTTCTTCCGGGGGCAGTCCCTACGACTCCATCATGGCCGGGCTCAAGCCGGCCGCCGCCTCGCCATTGCCGCCCGCATCTGAGCCTGTGCAAGACTTCAGCGGAACGCTGCGCATCGGCCCGCTAGACACGGGGGTATCGCTGCCGCCTTCCGTCAATAGGCGTCTTGCTCAATTCGGTTCCGGCGTGGCTGATTGGGGCCTCGCTGCCCGCCAGATCTTTGGCTCTGCGACAAAAGGTGACGCCACCGAAAAAAGCAAGATAGATGCACAACTCAACGACGGATTGGGCGGAAAGGCGCTGAGCGTTGCTGGGCAGATAGCTCCATCTCTCGCAATTCCGTTTGGCTACGCAGGGGCGCTGGGACGCGCCGCTCCGGTTGTTGAAGGCGCTATTGCCGGTGCTACGCAGGGCGCGTTCCAGCCGGTGAAAGAGGGTGACTCCAGGGCGTTCAACATGGGGGTTGGTGGCATCTCGGGTGCCGCGCTTCCGGCTGTCGTTCAAGGTGCCCGCGCTCTCGCAACGCCCAGAGACACCGACCTCGCCAATAGAGCCATCAACCAATATGGAATCCCGCTTGGCGTTGCAGACGTGACTGATAGCCGGTTCGTTAAGGGAGCGCGCAGCGTCCTGAATGATCTGCCTCTCACTGGGGCGATGGGCGCAGCCGACAGGGACGGGGTCCAACGCGGTTTCAACCGAGCTGTTGGCAGAACCTTTGGTGCGAATGCGGACAACCTTTCTCCGCAGGTCATGGGGCAAGCGCGCCAGAACATCGGGGGAGAGTTGAACCGAATCTGGAACAACAACAACCTGAGAATCGACCCCCAGTTCATCACCGATCTGCAAACCCAGATGGGGAGGATGCAGAACCTGAATCCGCAGCAGGCGCAGGCTGTAAACGCTCAGGTTCAAAACCTGCTCCAGCGAGTTAACCAAAACGGGGAGATCCCAGGCTCGTTCGTTAACAACTGGCAGTCCGAGCTACGCCTAGCTGCCGATGGAGAAAAGGGGCTGCATCAGGACATCCTAAACAGCCTGCGGCGATCGGTTATCAACACATTCAACCGCAGCGTCACAGGGCCAGATGCGCAAGCTCTAACGACTGCGCGCGGGCAATACAAGGCGTTCAAGACGGTAGAGCCGCTTATGAACAAGGCGGAAGCGGCTGTCGCCGGCCGCGTCTCCGGGGACGTCCCTGCGGCGCTTCTGCCCAATGCAGTCGCTCAAAGCTATGGCAGTCAGGTTGCGCAATCGCCGTTTGCCGATCTTTCGCAAATCGCCGGGCGCTACTTGGTTGACCGGACACCTCAAACCGGCGGGTCGGTGCGCGCTCTGATGCAGAACGCCGGGGTCGGAACATTGGCGCTTGGAGGCGGGCTGGGAGGCGCAGCCGCTGCGGGGTCGTTGCCTGCCGCTGTCGCAGGAGCAGGTGGCGCAATCGGATTGCAGGGGCTACTCGGATCGACCAGAGTAGCCAACTCGCTAGTCACCCAACCGGTCCAGCGCGGGCTGATGGCGGCTCCGCAACTAACCCCAGCACTGCGCGAGTTGTTAACGACTAGCCTGCAACGCTCGCCGATCCCGCTGGGCCTGGGGTTACTGACCGCCCCGGCGCTTGAATAGGAATGTCTTGACCTTCCCGTCTGGGATCAGTTTCCAGGCCAATTTCAACAGCCAAAAAACGACGAGCGCATAGAGCGCCAGGTAAAGAAAAGGCCGGAGGACGGCCAACAGCGCTGTTTCCATCCGTCAATCGTAGCCCAACCCGCCACTCCGGCGGGTTTTTTGTTTTCTGGAGCCCCAAAGTGCCCGTACCAGCCAGTTTGGCCGACCTCTCGCAGACGGCGGGAAGCAATTTCCCCTCTGGAGGCGAGAGTCCAACGTCTGCGGATGACTACCTCAGGACCTACGCCGCATTCATCGCCACTTTGAGGGATGGAAAGGGCGTTTCCGCCGAGGTTGACGTGGCTTCTGCTGCCACCGCAGACATCGGGGCGGCTAATTCTCAGTTCGTCCGCATCACCGGGACGGTGACGGTTTCCTCCTTCGGCGCGAACTACAACGGCCCTCGGTTCATCCGGTTCGCCGGGACGTTGACGCTGGTCAACAGCGCGACTCTGATCCTCCCGGGCGGCGTGAGCATGACGACGAGCGCGGGGGATACCTGCATCGCCGTGCCCATCGGCTCACCCGGCACCGGCTGGCAGATCGTGAGCTACCAGCTTGCGGCGGCTTCTCCCTCGGCCACCCCCACAGGGGCGATCTTCCATTTCCCCTGCGTGAACGCGCCCACAGGTTTCCTGAAGGCGGATGGCTCGTTGGTGTCTCGCACCACGTATGCGTCGCTTTGGGCCTTCGCTCAGGCAAGCGGAAACATCGCGGCGAGCGATGCAGCCTGGACGCGGGGCCAGTTCTCTCCGGGCGATGGATCTACGACCTTCCGCCTGCCGAACGTGCGCGGGTATCACATCCGCTCGTTCGATGACGGTGATGGCACTGACGCGGGCCGAACCATCGGCTCGGTTCAGGCCGACCAGATGCCGTCTCACGGCCACTCGGCAACCCTCACGGACCCGGGCCACAAGCACGCCGTTCTCAGTTCTACGGGTAACGCCATCAACGACCGCGTAGGCGTGCAGGGCGGCATTACTCCGGCCGTCTTCTCTGACGGGGGTGACCCGAATACCGCTTCCGCAACCACCGGCATCAGCGTGTCCATCGGCAACTCCGGCACCGGCACCGAAACCCGCGTGAAAACCATTGCCTACCTGGCGTGCATCAAATACTGAGGAGGGGTTGAGTGCGCAAGTACGTAGATTTCATCGAGGGGACTGATGGAAAGGCGGTGCGAAACGCCTTCGTAACCGTCCTGAACCACCCCGCCGGAACTAACGCCACGCTGTATTCGGATGCATCCGGCCTGTCTGTTCTTGGCAATCCAGTCAAGACGGACGCCACCGGAGAATTCTCGTTCTACGTGGCAGACGGCCATTACACGCTCCAGATCACGGCCCCGGGGCTGTTGGCGCAGACGATCACCGACATCTCGATTTTCGATGAGGACAACCTCCTCAATGCAGCCTCATCCGCCGGGGCTTCTGCTTCTGCGGCAGCTGCAAGCGCGACCTCCGCAAGTGGCAGTGCGACTGCGGCGTCAGGCAGTGCTAGTGCGGCGGCTGGCAGCGCGTCGAGCGCGTCCGCCAGCGCGAGCACGGCCTCGTCGCAGGTTAGTGCTGCGCAAGCTGCTTCTCGCGTTTTCGCGAACACCACCGCCGGTCTTGCAGGCACTACGAACGGACAGTATTTCTACGTCGTTTCCGCCGCCAGCACAGAGACGCTGGAGCTGTGGCTGAACAACGCTGGCGTCGCCAACGACACCGGCAAGCGAATGCCAGCCGGCCCCGCGCTCGCAAAGCAGCCCGCCGTCGTAGCTTCGTTCGCTGGGGTATGGAAGGACCGCAACCTGTTCAATCCGGCCACGATCAACGCCGGTCAAATCCAGTTGAACACTGGCGCATTGAGCGCCAACGCAAGCTTCTACGCGACCGATTACATCCCCGTCACGCCCGGCAAGCAGATTGTCTGTAGCGCGGCTACTCCTGCCGCCAGCGCGAACGCTTTCGCGTACTTCGATTACAACTTCGTGTTCGTGTCGGGGTCGTCCGGGCAGTTGGCCGCCAACACCCCGACGACCGTTCCCGCGAACGCCGCCTACATCCGCCTCACGTTCGCAAACACGGTTTCCACCGCCAATCTGGTCATCGTTCAGGGCTCCTCTGTCCCGACGACCTACGCGGGGTGGGGCGAGGCTCCTCCTTCCGCCCACAACGACGCGCGAGCGTTGTGCATGTCGATCAGGCCGAAGCGCCAGAACCTGTACGACAAGGCCAAGGGGGTAACAGGCCACTTCATCAACTCAACGAGCGGAGTGTCCACTGCCGGGGTCGCATTCCACACCGATTACATCCCCGTCACGCCGGGAGGCCAGTGGACGATTTCTCCGGCCAGCGACAGCGTGAACTCTCCGGCGGGGTTGGCCTATTACGACCGTTCGCTCACCTATGTATCTGGTGTCGCCGGCCCGTTCACGAACGGACAGGTGTTCACGGTCCCCAATAACGCCTCGTTCGTCCGCGTCACTGCGAACAACAACCAAATCGACACGCTGGTGATTCTGGAGGGCTCTCAAGTACCGGTCAGCCCCGCCTACCACAACCCCGCTTTCCAGGCGGACACGGCAAGCGGCTGGCAATGGAGCGGCAAGAGCTTCACCGTGCTGGGCGACAGCATCTCTGACCCAGCGTTGAACGCAACGTTCGGTTTGACGACGGATTGGCCGTCTGCGGTGGCTTCGACCATCGGTGCGTCTGTGGGGCTGCGGGCAGCGAAGTCCGGCCGCACGATGGTCGATGCTCTGAAGGACGCAACTGGCGCGGCGCTCACCTCTTCGAGCTTCACCGGCATTGACCTGGCAATCCTCTACATCGGCACGAACGACTACGGCACAGCGGCAACCCCGCTAGGAACACTCGCCGACAGCACCGCCACGGCGAGCTTCTACGGATACACCAAGAAGGCAATAGAGCAGATCCTCACTTGGAAGCCGACGATCAAGTTCGCGATCTGCACTCTCATGCAGCGGCGCGACGTGACGGGGGCGAACGGTGCCGGGGCGACGCTGGCGGACTATTCGCAGGCGCTGCGCAACGTGGCGAACCTGTATGCGATCCCGATCTGCGATCTGGAGCGGATCTCTGGTCTTAACACGCTGACGTTCAACACGTTCACAGCCGACACCATCCTCCACCCCAACCAAGCAGGGCAAACGGCGTGCATCACGGGGCCGATGCTCGGCTTCCTGCGCACCGTCTGGCCGAACTCCTGAGGCGATGTGATGAAAGTCATCTGGCGTCGAATCTGCGCGCTGTACGTACTGGCCTGCCGGCACTTGCGGAAAGACCGCCTCACGCTCTCCGCGTGGGCATGGAAGCACTACCGCGAGACGGGCGATTCATGGGCGCGCAACCGAATTGACGGCCTGGCGCTCCTAGTCGCCGGTCAGCGCGATCACTGCGCGTCTCAGTATGCGCGCGAAACCGATCCTCTCACCAAGCAGTAAAGGGAAATCGTGGTTCAGAAAGCAAGCGAGACGGTCGGCTACGGCGGATCTGTGACGGCGTTCGTCTTCGGGTTGACGCCGGGGGATTGGCAGGTCGTCGGCGTGATTGGTGGCCTTGTGTTGGGTGCAGCTGGTTTCCTGTTCAACGCCTGGCTCGGGTGGCGACGGGATCAGCGCGAGGAGCGCGCAAAGGGGACTCAATGAAACTCGTTGACGATTGCAAGGCGGTTTGGCGGCACTACTCCACCATCGCGCTGAGCATGGCTGCCAGCTTGCAGGGGACGTGGGCCAGCCTGCCCGATTCGGTGCACGCCGACCTGCCGGCTTGGGTTGGCAAGGCCGTGGCCTGGATCACGCTGACCGTCGCCGTGGGCGGGCTGGCTGGCAAGTTCATCGACCAGGCGCCGAAGGACAAGCCGTGAGCATGGCCCTCGAATCCGTCCTGCGCGCCGCGGTTCTTCCGGCTCTGTCGCTCCTGCCGCCGAAGATGGACTCGGACGGCGCTCGGCTCGAGATGCTGGCGATCACGCTACAGGAGGCCGAGGCTATTCACCGCGTTCAGTACGGCGGCGGCCCTGCACACGGCCTGTGGCAGATGGAAGAAGGGGGCGGCGTGCGCGGCGTGATGACGCACCCGCAGTCACGCGACTACGCCCGCGCGCTGTGCGCCACACGGCGTCAGCCATTCATCCAGCGCACGGTGTGGGAAGCACTCCAGAACGACGACATCCTCGCCGCGGGCTTCGCGCGGCTGTTGCTGTGGACGGACTATCACCCGCTGCCGAACGTCGACGCGCCGGCAAGCGAGGGGTGGGACTGCTACCTGCGCAACTGGCGTCCCGGAAAACCGCGGCCGAACGATTGGCCGAAGAACCACGCGCAGGCGCGCGCTCTGGTGTTGGCGTGAGCATCCTCCTCAACTGGCGCGTGCTGGCCGCCCTCGCGCTGGCCGGCATGCTCGCCTTCACCCACCTCACCGCATACCGAAAGGGCGAGCATGCTGTCAAAGCCGAATGGGACGAATCCGTCGCCTCCGCAAACGCCGAGTCAAGGCGTCTGGAGCAGGCCCGCCAGCGCCGCGCCGACGAAGCCGCGCAGATGGCAGCGCAGAGGGAGGCTCGCATCCGCGCTGATGCTGCCCATGCTCGCGCTTCTGCTGACAGCCTGCGCGACGACCTCCGCGCCGCCAACGACTATGCCAAGGAATCCAGAGCCGCCGCCGAGCGCACTGCCGGAGTCGCCACCGAACTACTCGGAGAGTGTTCAAACGCTCTTGTCGACATGGGCGAAGCGGCTGACCGAGCTGACAGCGAAGCCCGCACCTTGAGGCAGGCGTGGCCCAAGTGAAAGCCCTAGACACAGCGCCTCCTCTCGTCCTAGTGACTTGGGAGGACGCCACCCTCTTAGACCTCGACCCTTGGACCCCCAACAAGGACCACAAGTACAGCCCCAAGCACTTCGTCTCCGTTGGATTCCTGCTGTATGAAGGGAAGGAGGGGGTGATCCTCACCTCCGCATGGAGCGTTGACACGGTGGCGTCTCGGGACCAGATCCCTCGCGGGATGATCCGAAGCATCAAGAAGTTAAAGGTCTGACGTGGGAAAGAAGATCCTTGTTCTGCCGGATGTTCAGGCGAAGCCGGGAAATGACTTCTCATTCCTCCGTCGCATCGGCGCTTACATGGTGGAGAAAAAGCCTGATGTGGTGGTGTGCATCGGTGACTTCGCTGACATGCCTTCCCTGTCCTCATACGACAAGGGGAAAAAGAGCTTCGAGGGGCGCAGGTACAAGCGCGACATAGAAGCGGCGCAGTTCGCCATGCAAGCCTTCCTCGGCCCGCTGAACGAGTACAACGATATGCGCCGCAGGAACAAGAAGGGCGAGTACAAGCCGAGAATGGTGCTCACGCTGGGCAACCATGAGCACCGAATTTCACGCGCCTGTGAGGACGACCCGAAGCTAGACGGCGTGCTCTCAGTCAAAGACCTGGCGTACGAGGAGTATGGGTGGGAGGTGATCCCGTTCCTTGAGGTCATCGTGATTGAGGGGATCGCCTTCTCCCACTACTTCACGACCGGAGTCATGGGTCGGCCGGCTGGGTCCGCACAAGCGCAGCTCAGAAAAGCGGGCATGTCGTGCATCGCCGGGCACCAGCAGGGGAAACAGATTGCCTACGCCACCCGAGCCGATGGGAAGACCATTACCAGCATCATCGCAGGCTCGGCCTACGAGCACGATGAGGAATATCTTGGTAACCAGGGAAACCGCCATTGGCGCGGGTTCCTGATGCTGCACGAAGTCGAGGACGGCGGCTTTGATGAGATGTGGGTGTCCCTCGGCTACGTGAACCAGCGTTACGCCTCCGAGCGGTACGAGACCC